AGGCAATTTAGTACCCACCGACGCAGAGACGTTGGTGTTGGTAAATATGGTCGAGCCAGTAGAAGTTACCCTAACATCTGAGAAAACATTGATGGAATCGTCGCCAAAAATGTACAAAAAGTTGTTTGCGGACAGTAATTGCTGGATGTTGCCGTGCAGTGTGGAGTCCGATATAGCCACAGACCCCGCAGAAACCGTTATAAAGTCGCTGTAAGACCCCGCCGCAGAGTAGAAGACTGTACGCCCTTGGGCAATCCAAACACGCCCTGAGAACGACGATATGCCCACATTGGTGGTGCTATTCACATAAGCCGTAACAGTCGCCGCATTGGTGTATCCGCCGCCGGTTAAAGTCACTGTTGGGGCGCTGGTGTAGCCACTACCCGGATTGGTCATCACTATCTCAGTGACAATACCGCCTGAAATAATGGCTGTTGCCGCCGCACCACTACCGCCGCCACCGCTAAATCCTACTGTTGGCGCTGAAGCATAGCCTGTACCGCCTGTATTAACGAGTACATAAACCGTGCCAGTTGCAAAAGTGGTGTATCCCGCCACAGCAGATGCACCGCTTCCGCCTCCTCCTGAAAACGTAATAGTAGGTGCAGAGTTGTATCCGGTTCCAGCATTGGTCAAAACAACGGACGTTACCAAGCCGGTATCTACAACGCCATTGGCTGTTGCGGTTGTACCACTAGGAGGCGCCGCAATAGTGATAGTCGGGGCACTGGTATAGCCTGAGCCGGGGTTTGTAATGGTGAGCGCCACTACATTTCCACTTTGAATACTGGCTGAAATAGTTGCACCTGAACCGCCACCACCGCTGACCGACACAGACGGTACCGACGTATAGCCAGAGCCAATGTTGGTGATGTTGGTTGAAATAAGTGTTCCAGCGCCGGTTGTGATGGTTGCCACACCCGTTGCCTGTATGCCGTTGGCGTTGTTTGGGGCGCTAATAGTGACTAAAGGCGCAGAGCTGTATCCTGAGCCTTGATTGGTAAGTCCAATGACCGAGACTGAGCCAACAGAGATTAGGTTGGTTGCATCCCAAGTAAAGTAGCCTTTGTACGGGTCAAGAATCAAAGCCTCGGTGTTTTTCCACTGACTGACGTTAATGTTGCCTGTTGTGCTGAATGTTCCGGCTGGTGCAACGTTGCCTTTGGATAAAGAGCCTATATTGACGTATTCACATGAGCCGTCTGACTCAAAAGCAAGCAAATAGTCATTTAGATTTAAGTTAACCGCAAACATGGCAATCACGGTATGACTAAAAGTCACCCCGGTATTGGTGTATGTTGGCGTAATTTTGAGGTTGGCATAACCAACCGGCATGGCATTTTCAAGCCATGAGAACTCATCTTCTTCAATGGCGGTGCGGTTAGCCTTGGTGTTAACGCCTTTAAACTGCTTAACAACCTGATAAGACTTTTTTTGCTCTGCTGATGCCATTTAGAAAAGACTCGAATAGGGGTCTGGCATCCTTCTTGTAAATGTTGTTGCCAGTACAGATTGCATTTGCTTGGTGTATTCTTGCTTGTATATCTCGGCTTCGCCAAAAGACTGTTCATAGTATTTGGCAAGATAAGCCGCATAAAACGGTACTGGTGAGTAATAAGGGTCGTTGATTGAATCTACATCGTTGAGATTGACAAGCGGCGTTGGCAATATCACGGTGTCTAATTCAATCGTATAAACTTGGTCCGGCACTGGCGAGATGTAAATAGTTTGCTGACCATAGACAGAAAAACAAATAGGTCTGCCGATATAGTTTTGCCAAAAGCGCAACTGTGCATTGAACTGGGTCCATGGCAAGTAGCGCATGGGAACGCGAGTGTTGCCCCAGTACAAGTTGATATTTAAGACATCCAGCGTTTGCAAGCCACTTGGCAAACAAGAATACTGAATTTGCTCACAAGGAGCCACATATTGCAAATACGCCGTTCCATTTTGAAAGGGCGTACTGGGTGGGTAATTCTGATAAATGGTGGACGAGCCACTAGGATAAGGGGGCGCTGTGGTTCCTAAAGTACCAGCAGTCGTAACCTGATAAATAAAAATATTTGAAAAAACATAGTCACCGAGGTTGACAGCTTGATTTGCGACCCAATTATATGGATATGCACCACCGGGGACTGGGGTACATGGTGCTTGCGAGACTTGAACGGTACGCAAGCATCCTGTATCACGGACAAGCCTCTCTCTTGCAGAATTGATGTTGTCAATTAACTGCTGGTTGGTGTAGAAATTTGCGTTTGCATCATGCAACAAATTTCTAACAGAGTAAAGATAACCTGAGAGGGTTTGCGCCATTGAACGTCCATATTATGCTGGGACATTTCCCCCCGCCTTCTTTGAGGAAGGCAGAGGTACTCTTTCCATCACCGGGGATAACGAGTGATTCTGTTGAGGAGGTTCCAAAGTAATTTGGATTTTCTCCAAAATTTCTAAACCTTGAGGCAAGTCATTTTTTGTTTTGATAAGTCCAAGGCGAGTGAGATAAACTTCTTTATCGTTGTCACCCCAGCCAAATATGTGTCGAATCGCTTCTTCCGGCGCCTCCACTGTTTGATTCACCGGAAATCTGTATTGTTGAAACGCATAGTCAAAAACTATGGGCTTCTCCCAATTATTCGTTACATACATAGTTATCCCCTATCAAAAAAAAATTAGAACGTTACAACGTCTCCGTACACGCGAATATCACAAGTGTTGGAGTTACCAGACACAGTGTTGATGTTCACATACAAAGCTGAAGTAACTGCACCTGATACAACCGTGTTTCCGTTATAAGGTGAAGCAATTGTCAAATCTTGGTACAAACCAGTTCCTGTGAGTGTCACTTGGGCATTTGCAACAACAAGGTTTGCACCGTCGTTGGTTGTTCCAATAGACACATAAGCACTTGATAAGCTACCAGACGGATTTTGCAGAGTAATTCTTCTGATTATGATTCCGCCTGAATTGACTGTTGCTCCGCCTTTAGTCAAGCCACCGCTCAAAATGGGAAGCGCAATAACAGCATTTCCCGCTGTATTGAGTTGAGTAGCTTGAATAACAGCCACACGACCATATCCAAAACTGTCAAGGTAATACTGACTGACTGAATCTGGACTAGCCATGTGTTACTCCTTAAACGTTGTTGTAAGTGCCGGAAACTGATTGACCACTGTTAGAGCCATACAGCGTTACGGTAACGTTACCACTTGTTGACAATGCTTGAACGTTTGCGCCATCAGACCACACAATACCAGCGGCACTTGCGGAAATAACGTTTGTCCAAGAAGGAGAGGCAAGGTTAGTCGATGTGTTAAATTGAATCACAACGTTAGCTGTTGGCAACAACTGATACAAACCAACTGGAATGGTTGTACCGGATGTTGTTGCAGTAACGTTTGATGCTTCAAAGTACGCACCGGCTGTGTTTGTTGCCGCATTGGCTAGGATGATTTTATTGGGTGAAAGTGACATGATTTACCTCCTTATAGTGAAATAGAGTTGTAACCCGTCACCTGTGTCATGGTCTTAGGCTTGGTAGATACCAATTCTGCAATCATGAGAACAGCGCCAACATAACCAATTTGCCAGTTAGGCAGAGTGGACTCAAATCCTGTAAACACAAACGAACCTTGCTCATGGATGTATAAGCTCAAGTAGTTCATGTTGAGGAAGTAAACCGTACCCTCTGGGCAATATGGGTCTGGATAGATTGGCACACCAGCAACCATCAAAGCACGGAAAGCGGCTTGAGGACCGTTGCCGTCTGCATCAAATCCGTTGCCGGGAGTGATGACATACTGCTCTTGACCTACGAAGTCTTGTGCTAAGAGTGTCCAAGTACCAAATCCGCAAACGCCAAATGTAGGTACTTCAGCACCACGCTTAACTGTTCCAGCAATGTACTGGAGAATGTTTTGACGAGTTGGGTTTACGCTACCAGCGGCATACTGGGCAGATTGCCACCATGTATAGCTTGAACGGGAGATGTTTCCGTATGTACCGGAAGAAGAAACTGCGGCGGGAAGACCAATGAACTGCTGATTGTTTGTTGTATTGGTGTACAACGCAGTAGCCATTGCATCCATCATGACGTTTGTCGCGTCATTCATACGAGCTTCAATGAGTGGGATGATTGCGGCGTCTTGCTGAACCGCACCCTCCATACCGAGGAACGGTACTGGGGCAATCATGAGTTTCAAATCAAATTCAGCGTTGTAAGCACCTTGCTGGACGGCAGGCTGGTTGAATGAACCAGAGTAGTCCGACCACTGGGCGTTCACAAATTGTGAGCCTTGAACTGGAACTGTTACTGAGGATACACCACCGCTTGCTTGTTGACTGTTTGCAATCAACGCCGCAAGTAAAGGCGTACTGTTATAAAGTTGAACAACCAGCTTGGGGATGAACGCTCTACGAGTGACGTAAGTCAGCTCGGTATATTGCGAACTACCCGTTGCCGGAATAATACCGCCACCAATAGGCATAATTTATCTCCGAAAAAAAATATCCCCTGTTTTAAAAACCTATTGGTCTTACGTTTCCTTTGCGTAAGTCCATCAAGGCTCTTGATGCTTCCTCCCTAGCCGCAGTCACTCTGTTTTTCCAGAAAGGCTTCAAGTCAAACTTTGCAAGCGGATTGGGCTGATATGCTCCGCTGACAGACGTTGGTGTGGCTGATTGTTTCATCCACTCCCAGTAATCCGCCGCGGCTTCATGATTGGTAATTCCTTTATCAATCATTACTTTTTCGATTTCAGGAATGTCATTTTCAGACAATCCTCTTTTCATAAGTTTTTGACGACGCGATTCCAAATCAGCTACCGCCTCTTTTTCACGCAACTTGTTTTCCAAGTCTTGTACTCTTTGCTCTGCGCGAAGCACTGCGTTATTGGTTTTTTGCTCAATATCGAGTTCTGGCAATGGCATATTGGGATGAACTTCCCTAACCAATCCCAAAAACTTAGGACGAATTTTAGGGTCGTCCGACATTTTTTTAACCAACATTGCGAGTTCATCTCGCTGTTCAAAGGTAAGGTCTTCTAAACTCATAAATATCCCCTGTTGTTATTAAATTACTTTTTTACCGTCACCGGGCTTCTCAACGTGCATCTTGTTCTTAGGACCGGCTTTAGCGGGACCGCTGAGTCCACCTAAGTGAGCAAAACGTGGTTGGTTGGTGATAACGCCATGTTGCTGATTGTCAGAAATCGGGTTACGAGGCTGACCAGCGGCGCGAGGTTTGAATAAATCCATGATAGTTTCCTTTTACATTGGAGGAGGAGTTGCGCCACCAGCGGGAGGCATACCGGGAGGCATACCACCCCCAGCACCCGGCATTGGCGGCAAATTGGGAACAGCGGGAGCTTGAGACATTGCCCGACCTTCTGGCGTAGCGCCTCCAGCTTGGGGCAAATTTTGTAGCATCTGAATAATTTCAGACTGCTGGAGTTCTTTGGTTTTGTTTTTCTTGGGACCAAGTACCGCGGTGAGAGAACGAATGGCGGCAAGTGCTTTTTGTCCTTCATCGGATTCGGAGCCAAGGCTAGGCAGAGCTTGTTCAATCAAGTCCATTGCCATGGAGAGATTGACCATTGCGCCTTCACGATTGCCCATCTTGGGTTCAGGTGTTGACATAGGAGAAGCCATTGGCGGCGTCTCAGCATCCGACATATTGCCGGGTTCATTTGGAGGCGGCGTAATTGCTGGAGCTGACGATGCCCCGGCGCCTCTTTGCGACTTAATTAAATCCATCAGCTTATCTGGTGGGACGCTCATAAATTGCCTCAATCGTTAAAGTTAACTCAATTGACCCGAACTATAACACTATGTCAAGTGGGGAGGCAAATTTTTATTCCCGCCCCCCCAAAGGAATGTTGGTTTTGGTCAAGCCAAATAACCTTAAGGGGCAAGCCCCGTAAGATTACTTGCGGCTCTTACGACCTTTACGCGCTTTACGCATGGTTCACTCCTAGATAAGAGGAGGCGACCTATTTATGAGGGAAGGAAGCCACACCCTTTTTTTCTTCTCAGAAAAAACTTTCACAATCTGACTGTTTCGCGTCCACTACTTCTAGTGGTGCGCTGGGTACCGAGATTCGGTGTCCCTGTATTCCTGTACTGAATCGACGCCGGTTTAGACATCGCTTTCAAAGATTCTGTGCTGACCCTTGGTTGATCTGCTCTGGGTTGTGTAGATGTTCTTGTAGCCATTACTGCACCGCCTTCAAATCTGCTTTCTTTTCCTTAGGAGCTGGGGCTTGCTGTGGTTGTTGTTGTTGCATAGCCTCGCGCTTTTTCAACTTGTCTTTGAGCAATTGTTTCATGGGTGGCTCAAGTAAGTCAAGTAGGGATTCTTTGTCAATGGCTTGCGCCTTGAATAAATTAAACGCCAACTGACGCAAGTCCTCTGTGAAGATGGGCGAATTGGAGTGCGCGTCCACTTTGACCGTGTAGTCTTTTGTGAATTGCTCGGCAATAAATTGATTGCCCGCATCGTCTTCCAAGTGTGTTTTGTCGTAGGCTTGCATGAGCTTCAAGTACAGTGTTGCCACTTTTTCCAAGCTGTCCTCGACCACCAGTGCGCGTTTTTTGGCGCGTGAGGAACCCAGTCTAGCAAGCTGAGAGGCGTGACCAGCAGAACGTACACCTTGTTCGCCGCGACCGGAGAGAATGGCTGAGATGCCGGACGCTTCTTCAAACATGGCGTCCACTTCCTTAATCACTTCAAAGAGTTCGCTTGGCATATTGGGTGACAAACGGTCCACTTTGGCGTTTGGCATATCTGACATGAGCAGACCACCGGCGCGGTTTAGTGCAAAGTTTTTTTCATCCAAGATGCCGGTAAAACCAGAGAGTGCGGTTGGCGGATTGACTTGCTTGGAAAGCAAATCTTGAATCTCCGCCATACGGGAGTTTCTGAGTTCTTGCAGTTGTACAAGACGCTGTACTTCAGATTGACCCCAGTAGTAGTCGTACTGAGGATTGGGACAAAGCTGAACAAATGGGAGT